TGTTCTGTTACATTTTGCGTCCATCTAACCTTTTGATTATCGGCGTCAAAATAAACGTAATTATATTTGCTCATTGTTTAAATATTTTTGTATTATGTTAATACATTCATCATAGTTGTTACTCCATACAGCTAACCAATTATTAGTGTTTAATTGTTTTAACCATTCTTTTTGGTTTGCTGTTGGTTTATTGTAACCAACTTTTAATTCAATGGCGAGTCCAGAATATTTTTTATTAGTATAAAATATTAATAAATCTGGAATGCCTGATTTACCTCCTAAATATTTAAATTTATAACGTTCAAATACTGTTCGTTTACCCTCGTTTGGAACATGTGCAAATAACAAGTTTGGATATTGATATTTCAAATAACTTATTATTCTATGTTGTAGTTTATCTTCTTTTGTTAGATATTTTTCAAACGGGTTAGCTTTCAATTTTATTTATAAAATTAGTTCATTTTTTCTTTTAAATCACTATATGCTGATTCTAATTTGTCAAACTTTAACAATAAATCGTTATATTTTTTTACTAAAGTTGACAGATCAACAGACATTTTTACATGATTTTGTTTGCATAATATTTTTATAAACTGAAAATCTTGACTGACTTTTTTGTCATATTTCATAATGTAAGGCAATTCTCTTACACCATATAAAACTGTTGCATGATTTTTATTTACTGATTGTGCTATTTTATAATATGTCATATTTAAATTATGATAACATATATAAAAATAAATATATCTAGGATAAACATGCGTTCTTTTTCTACTTGGCAGAGATAAATCTATACCATAAAATTTCTCAATTATTGCTCTTACTTTTTTCATATTAAATAACTTCCGTCGTTTGCGTATGTGTGCCAATTATAACTAGTTTTAACGCCTGTTTCAAGATACATTTGATAATCTCTAAATGCTTGTTGCCATGCTAGACGTCCTTCTTGTATTTTTTCTTTGCTTAATGCATAAACTTCCACATTATACGGGTAAGTGGTTTCAACAGTAATAAATCTAAAATGATTTATTTTTAACATATCCATATAAAATGCTGCCTGTAAATGATATGCGTATTTTTTTACGTCATAACTAAAATTTATTGGCGAATTATTACGACATGTTTTTATGTCAGCTATAAAATCTTTATGTTTATTTATTACATCTGGACGCACTCTAACATCAACGTCATTATGTTTTCCGTAATGTGAAACTTCTGTTTGACCTTTTAAATAATATTGTGCTAATTTATTTTTTTTTAAATTTTTACTTATTTCATTTATAACACTATAATCTTCTGAAGATAATAATGTTTTCTTTTTTGATATTTTCATATATGAATCATATTCTGCTTTGCCTTCAGTTGTGCGTCTATCTATTTTAGGCAGCACTAAATATTCACATTGAAATTGATCTGGTTCTAAAATTGCACTATGAACAGCTGTCCCAAATGCCATTGCTTTAGTTTCTACTTGTTTACGTGTTAAATATTTTTTTACTGATTCTTTATATATCATTTTTAATCCAGATGCACTAATGCCTGGACTTGCATGATAATCTTCGTTACTGTCTTTTGCTGTTTTCATTTTTTAGTTTTTTTATTTCGTTTTCTAATGCTTTAACTCTTTGTGCTAAAAAGTCAATAGTAAAATCTTTACTGTCTAAATGTCGTTTATTTGTTATCATTCTGTTCCTGCTATTATGTGATCAGAAAAATCACGATTTCTATTATATTGTTTTATATAATTTAACCTTTCTAATTCAAATGTTAAATGATCAATTGCTTTTTGTATATCTTCATCTGGGTTTTCATGTTTTTTATATGCACGTAAAATATATGTGCATGCTGTTCCTAGATGATAATTTAAGTTAAAATTATCTACAACTTCTTTAGCTGTGTAATTGTTTCTTCCGTTATAATATTCTGGTGTTTTTACTTTACTTTTTTTTAACATTCCCTTGGGTTTTAATTCATAAAAAAAATTATCAGGAACATGTATTTTAAAGAATGTCCTAGATTTATAGGAAAATTTTCCTCTTTCATCTCTTACCCATATTTTATCATAATTTTTCCTACCTCGAGTTTTAAGATATTCTTTAAATTCATAATATTTACCCTTTATTAAATATTTACTATTACTACCACCTATATATTTTACTAAATCACCAGGTTTTAAATTTTCTATTTTCATAATTATTTAATTAAAAAGGGTGGCAATTAAGCCACCCCTGATTAAAAACTAAAATGGTAAATCATCACCATTTTCTGCTACTTGCTCAACTTTGTTTTCTGCTTTGTAAGTGTTGAAACTCATGGAATAACTTCCATCTTCGTTTTTCCATAACGTGGCACGATATTGCTCGTTGCCCTGATACTCGGTTTTTGCATTTTCTAAACCGTCTTGACGTAATGCATCACCTAATAATTTTGGCGTTATTAAAACGTTTGCTACTAAATTCTGTGGCGCATTTTCATTTGCTTGAAAAAATCTAATACCACCAACATAAAGTGTTTTTTTGTCTGTCATTTTATTTAATTTTAAATTTATTAATTATTTGTTCTTTGTACTCTTTTTTCATTCTAAAAAGATTTATCACATTTTCTGCTTCTTTTTTAGAACCTTTTAAAGTTGCCTGAAATTGACTTTCAGTTAACCATTTTTTGCATTCTTGTTGTTCTTTTGCGTTTCTAACTTCATTTGCACTTGCAACACTAGTGTCGATGCCGATACCAAAATTTGCTAATGCTCGACCCCACGCACTTGTTTCGCAATTTTCAACATGTGAAGTTTTATTAACTTTTGAACTTCCTTTGATTTCTTCAGCTAAACCTGTAGCAAGAATAAAGCCATCTTTGTTTTTTATTGTTGCAAGAATCATTATAGAATTTTCTGTTTTTTCTAAAACTTCTGTTGTTAATGAATGATCATTATAATTTTTTCTAAAATGTTTTAAACGCTCATTAACTTCAATGTAATCATTGTTCTGAATTTTTACTGTTTTCATTATATATTATATTTATTAATTTTTCACATAAAGAATAAAAACCATTATCTTTTAAAACTACTATTTCATTAATTGTAAAAGTTTCTGGATTATTTATTCTTGATTTTAATGTTGGCATTGTGCATTGTAACATAGAACACACATCATAACGTTTGTATCTTAAACGTTTTAAATCATTTATAAATGCTGTTTTTACCATATATATATTTTTAATATTATATTGCAAAGTTAAAATTTATTTTCAATAAAACAAAAAAAATATTTATAAAAAAAACCGCCACAACTAAAAAAGTTATGACGGCCTGCAAACAGAAAAGGAAAGCAAGTTCTTATTCACTCGTTATTCTAAAGATACAACTAATATCATCATCACTATTTGGTAAATGAGCTATTACTTTTGCGTTTGCTGATTTTATGTTATAAGTTAAACCGTCAATGTAACAACTTTGTGGGTCTTGTGCAATTGAGGTTCCGAAATTAAACCATATTCTGTTATGTATGCTGACAGGACTATTGTCCATGTTGCGAAAAGTTCCTTCATAACGTACTAAAAACGTTCTATAATCATTTAATATATTTTGTAAATGTCTATGATACATAGGTTTTACATCTGTATCACGTGTTCTTTTATAAACATATGTTGTTGGTAGTCCATTTCCAGTGCTAAAATAATATGTTCCTGTTATTGTTTTTTCATCACTGTAAACACTTGACGTTGAACTTCTTTTTGCAAATTCTATGTACGCACTAGGCAACTGTCTATTGTCGTTAGGTGCGGCTGTCAACCCTGACGGTTTAAAATAATTTCCTAAAATACCAACATTGTCAAAATAAATGTTTTGAATTCCTGTACCAGAATAAGTACAATTTAAAACTTGTACGCCTATTTGTATACCAGTAAAATTAGTTGGATATCCTGTTCCAGTAAATGGTATGCTTAAAACCTGCCAATTGTTAAACACTTCAACTGTTCTTGTTATAGTGGTTTCAGTTGTAGTCCATGTGCTGTTTTCATCGTCCCAATAATGAAAGTTTGGCGATCTATCAGCAACAATTCTTACTTGCACTGTAAAACTAGAAACACTGTTTTCATTTTTTTCTGCAAAAACTCCAAATTGTGCTGTTGTTCCTGTATAATAATAATTCCATGATTTTGCGGTTTGACCAGCGTAATCAGAATTAAACACAAGAGTTTCGCCAGATGTTGGCGCATTTACAAATTTTATTGCTTTGCGTCCTTGTTCCGTAAAATCATCTGTTGTTAATGATGCGTAACTTGATAAAACCCAGCCATATGTGCCGTACTCAAAACCTATGTTTCTAGTATATTCATAACAACTGTTTTGTGTTGTAGAAAATTTATATTTTGCCTCGTTTAGTGGTTGTATATATTCACGTATTAAATCGCCACCAATGTTTTTTAAATTTGTTGGAACTGTTTTTAAAACTGATTCATTTGTGCTAGATTGATAAACGCCAGATGAATTATAAATGTCAGTTTGTATTACCTCATCATTTGCGCTAACTAATTGTGCTGTAATACTAGATTGTATTCCTGTTGGAGTAGTGCCTCCATTTGCTGTTGTATATATACTTGATTTGACATTTGCGTCAAATATGTTTGAGTTTTCTATTATGTACCAACGACCATATGATTGAAATATGCGACAATTGTAATTGCTAAGTATTGCTTCAAGTTGCTTTTTACAAGTTGGTAGATCAAATTTATTAAGTAATTCATTACGACCATTTGTTATAAGTGCATCACTCATAACGTTTTTACGTTTTGGGTAACTTCCGAAGCTAACCATTAAATCCGCTTGAACATATATTTCTAAACCTAAATTGAGGTTAGCAAGAATTGTTGCTATTCTTGTTGAATTTGTTATTCCTGTTGCTTCATTAAATGGACTTGTCCCTATTGGTGCATCAAAATTATCAAGTGTTCCTAAACCGTCATACGCATTTAAACTAAATGCTACTGGGTTTGCTTTATATTGTTCTTTAAATCTATCAACAACTAACCAACCAATCCAATAAGTTCGATAAACATTTGAACTGTCTTTATATGAAATTTTTACCTTATATTCTCTTTCGTCATGTTCATAAAAATTATCATAAGTAACAGTGTCTGTTGTAAATAAATTTAACGTGCAAACTGAACCTATTATTGGCGAATTATATGGGTCATCATTTGCATTCCATTTTAGAACAACAGGTTCTGCTTGTCCAACCATGTCGAGAACTGCCCCTGAATAACCATCTTTCCAAATTTCAATTTTTTTTACTTTAGTTAAAACGTCACTAAATTCTAATTTATATTTTAATCCGTATGCCATTAAATTAATCTATTACGTGTGCTGTTTGCTCGTTCAAGTGCAACAACCAGATCTTGCCCACGTATTTCAAATGAACCGCCAACTTGAACTTGTTGTTTTCCTGTAGTGTTGCCAATCATGTTTTTTAATTTATCTAAAGGCGCAATAACTTCAGGATTGGATTTAGCACCAGGATATTCGCCCATCAAACCCATTGTTGGTGCGCTAACAATTCCACCGTTTGCAAATGTTCCGAATCCAGAAAGTTTACCAAATATGTCTTTAAAACCAGTGCCTCCACCCTGAAAAGTGCCAATACCTAAGCCGCCTAAAATGACTGATAGTGCAAGAGCAGCCATAGCTGCAGCTATTAATTGTTTTATTATTTGTTTAAGTGCGTTACCTAGTGTTTTGACAAAATTTTCTCCGTCTAACATTGCTGTAAATGCACCCATTAAAGAATCACCAACAGCAGACATAATTGCGTCAACACTTAAACCTAAATTTTTTATTGATTCAACAAATCTGTTTATTTTTTCATTTGCTGCAATTTCATCTTCTTCGTTACCTACAATTTCATTTAAAAGTGACGGTTCATCTTCGTTAGATTCTTGGTTATTTCCACCAGTACCGCCTGTAAATAAATTATTTACTAAATTCTTGCCGAATCCTTTAAATTTATCAACTACATTGTCTAAACTACCTTGTACCTGTTCAACTGTTTTATGTTCTAATTTACTTGATAAAGCATTTGTGTAACTATCTGAAAACTCTGTTGCAATGTCGTCAGCAGCATCTGTGGCAATTTTTTTACCATTGTCAAACCCTTCTTCTAATATGTCGCCAAAACTACCTTTAAATCCTTTTTGTGAAAATTCTTTTATAAGTTTCCACATAGTTTTAAATATATTTACAAACTGCATAATTTGAGCTTTTGCTGCTATAAATACAGATTTAAAAACAGAACCAATAGCTGCAATTGCTGTCCTTAAACCAGTTGATGAATTATATAAATCAACGAATTGATTATATAAACCTACAACAACTGGCAATACTTCACCCCAGTTTTTATATATAACGTAAGCAACAGCTGCTAAACCTGCAACAATTAAACCAATAGGTGAAACTAGAACACTTAACGCAGTTGTTAATCCACCAACTAAAGTTATAATAGTAGGTAACGCAACTGCAACTCCACCAAGTGCTAAAATTAATTTTTGTGTAGTTGGATTTA